AACTAAAAAATTAAAATGAAGTTTGATTTTGTTTATTTAGGTCAGACGGTTTTGAAATACCAGGTCCCCTTGGAAATATTCGTAGGTCTTAATGAAATTTACGAGAGACAAAAGAAACAATTACCAAAAGCTAACAAACAGTTAGTAGGTAAAATACAAGACGAAGTATCTTTATTTTATTCAGGGCCTAACAACGATAAGATGCATCAGCATTGTTTCTTGCCACAAGATATACTTAAATGGTTTCATAGTATTTTTGACCACTACACAGAGTGGAACAAGATAGGTCCAACACAAAAAAATATTAATTCTATTTGGGTTAACGAAATGAAAGCACATGAATACAATCCTGTACATATTCATCAAGGTAAACTTTATACAGGTTTATCTTCTGTAATGATTTTAAAATTACCGAAAGAAACAGGTGTTGAATATTCTGCAGAATCAAAACCTATGAATGGTAGATTACAGATTATTGGTGCAGCTAACGGACAATTTTCTAAAACAGATTATTCACCTAACATGAAGATTGGTGATTTTTATGTTTTTCCTTATGACATGAGACACTGCGTCTATCCGTTTAACGGAACCAAAGAAACAAGAAGAACATTAGTTTGTAATGTAGATGTTGATTACAATCCTGTGTCTTCAAGAACTGGATCGGGGCAATACGAATGATACCAAGAATGCCGACATGGCAAGCATATGTTGCTACGACTACGAACCCTATTTTTACACCAGAACAATGTAAGATGATTATTGATGCTGGTCATCAGTGTGCACCTGAGCAAGCTAAAGTAGGTGGTGGAGATAAAGGTTTATACGATACTAAGAAAAGAGTGACAACAATATCTTGGATACCTTTTGATAAACTACCACAGATGTATAAAATTATTGAAAATCAATTATCTATTGTTAATTTAAATCATTTTTATTTTGATGGTGTAAGACTTACAGAACCTGCACAATTTACCGTGTATCCTAAAAAAGGTTTTTATGATTGGCACATGGATTTAAATGCCTTTGGTCAAAATGGACAAAACCCAATACGTAAAATATCTATGACGTTGTTACTATCAGATCCATCAGAATTTACAGGTGGGGATCTTTTATTTGCAGATGCTGGTCAGACAAAACCATTAGAATTAAAACAAGGACAAGCCATATTTTTTGCATCATTTTTAAGACACAAAGTTGCACCAGTTAAGAAAGGTGTAAGAAAATCTTTAGTGATGTGGTTTGGAGGGCCACCGTTTAAATGAAAAACAAAAATCAATTACAAAGAAAAATATTATTTCCAACTGCTGTATATTTTAAAGACGTTGCAAATTCAAAAGAACTTAATAAATATTTATTTAAAGAAATAAAGAAATGGCGAAAAGCAGACCCTGAAGGAGAGAGGAAAACAAATTCTGGTTTTGGTTGGCACAGCAAAACCGATATGGATAAAAGACCGGAATACAAACCTCTTATTGATGAATTATTTAAAATGGCTTACGAGTGTAATAAAGATTATGGTATATCCGGTAAACTAGGACTGGGTAATATGTGGGCTAATATTAATCCAACATACAGTTATAACAAAACACATACACACCCTAATTCATTATGGTCTGGTGTATACTATATTAAAGTTCCTAAAAACTCAGGCAAACTATTTTTAGAAGATCCTAGACCAGGACCTAATACACACATGCCTAATAGAGAACCAAATCTACCAGAGCAATTATGGAGAGTATGTGCCTATGAACCACTAGAAGGTAGAATGATATTTTTTCCGTCTTGGCTGCCGCACGGTGTCGATATAAATATGAATACAGACAAAGGTGAAAAAAATTGGAGAATATCTGTGTCTTATAATTTTATACAAATATCATGAGTTTTAGTAAAAATAAATATCAAGTAATTCGTGGTGCCATATCAAAAGAAGTAGCCAACATAGCTTATAGATATTTACAAATATCAGCAGAAGCAGATCATTGGATGTTAAGTAATGGTATGACTCATGCAGGTAACAAACTTATAGGTAATTTTAATGATCCACAAGTTCCAAACTCTTACGCTAAATATGGTGATAGGTTGATGGAAACACTTTTAGTTAAAACTATGGATGTAATGCAAAGAAAGACAGGGCTTAAACTGGTTCCTACATATTCTTACACAAGACTTTACAGAACAGGTAATATTTTACAAAGACATAAAGACAGGCCTAGCTGTGAGATATCTACTACATTAAACCTAGGTGGAGATGCATGGCCCATATTTATCGATCCTACGGGGTCTGACAACGTCATAGACGAGTATAAAGGCATACATAAGCCTGGAGCACCCAAAGGTATAAAAGTGGACCTAAAACCAGGAGATATGCTTATTTACTCTGGTTGTGAGTTAGAGCATTGGAGAGAGCCTTTTGAAGGCAAACTATGTGGTCAAGTATTCTTACACTATAATCATGCAGATGGACCATTTGCAAAGAGCAATTTGTATGATAAAAGACCTATGCTAGGAATAGTCAAATAACGTTGAACATCAACGCAATCTAATATAATCTGGAGATCTATGTTACAGAAGGTTAATTTTGCACCTGGAATCAATAAACAAATCACTGCCACAGCCGCAGAGGGCCAGTGGATAGACTGTGATAATGTTCGATTTAGATATCTGTTCCCTGAAAAAATAGGCGGTTGGAAGCAGTTAGGAGCTGATAATATTACAGGGGCGGTTAGAGCTATACATCAATTTACTAATAGTGAAGGTAGAAAGTATTCTATCATAGGGTCAAACAGAATTTTGTACGCTTTCTCTGGTGGTGTGTTCTACGATATACATCCGATTAAATCTACCACAACGCTTACAAACGCATTTAGCACGACCAACGGATCAGCTACTGTTACAATAAACTTTTCAGGAGACCATAATATATCTGCAGGAGACATAATTTTGTTAGATAATTTTTCTACAATAACAAATTCTAATTTTGATTCTGATGACTTTGATGACATAAGATTTATGGTTACAACTGTACCATCGTCAAACACGATTACGATTACAATGCCCTCTAATGAAACTGGATCTGGAGCAACAGAATCTGGTGGTATTAGAGTTCAACATTATTTTAGAGTAGGTCCAGATGTGCAATCACAAGGTTTTGGTTGGTCACTTGGATCTTGGGGTGGAACAGAGGTAGGAGCTTTTACTACAGTTTTATCTTCTGACATATCTTCATCAGCAACTAGTATTACATTAAATGATGCCTCACAATTCCCT